ATTTTGTCAAATCAAGTGTCATCAAATATACACCACGATATAGCTGTAATTAGACAAGTGTTGGAAAAAACAAACATCATACAATTGCTAGAACCCGATTATGGTAAAGGAACCGTCAAAAATAAGATTGTAGATGTTGGTAGCTCAACCAGATTTATTAATTACGGGCTACCTAGTATTGCTTTAATACCTACACTCAGTCGCTGTGATGTTGCTCGAACAGCATCACGTGAAACTGCTGTTAATAATAAAGCAAAAGATGTCACTGTTTATAAAAACACATTAAATGATTTTATAACACAGGCAACTGACATTGAAGACTACTCATTTAATTTCACTGATTCCATATATTATATTAAGGACAGTGAATTGTATCAAACTTTTTCAAAACACGAAAGTGGATTAGTGGGAGCTGGAACCATGCACATATATAAACAAGATGGATCTATACGTTTTGGAGACAACAAAATGGGGTATGTATCAACTACTGATAACAACAACATGATTATGGTAGTTGATGGGAACTCTTATGAGTATACACATACCAAACGTTTTCCTGAATTACTCAACAATAATAATATAATATTACAAGGTGGAAAGGACTTTGATTTGACTATTGAAGTACGACATAGGATAGATTTACATGCCACAAACTACATATCTTTTAACATCATCAAAGCTAGCAAGGATTATACAAACTACCATGATTTATTCACATGTGATTTATGCAATGCACCAACACAATGTGCTGCTATGTCACATACGCACGACACATGTCGTGGAACTACTGTTTGTAAAACCTGCTATGAGAGCTCTGATTATCGTGAGCATGCCAACAAATGCATCTATTGTTATACCGATATACCATTTCATGTGCCTGACCATTTTGATAAGATATATTATGGAAAACGATCTGTTTCCAAAGATGAACTACAAGTCATCGAACAACCTGAAAATACCATCTTACGCTATCACGCCAACACCCACTCAAAAACTAAGCAGTGTGAAGAAGATAAAACTACCATAGAACACGATGGACAAACCTTGTCATTTGTACAAATTAAAGGTGAGTCCTATGTTATTATGGCACGTTATAAGGATATCAATTTATTTGATACCAATACACACCGCAGATTTGTTACTAAGATTCAAACTGAAACATTCCAAATTGAGCATTCTATATTAGCTCAAGTCAATTTAGCAACATTTAATGCCGCTGCATTCAAACCTGAAAAGATATTAGAAGAGATCAGTAAGTTACTACTCTGCAAAAACAGAAACCTATCTATCGAACAAACTGTACCTATAGCCAAATATATATTGCAAAAACAGTATGAAACTTTAATGCAAGCCAGAGAATTAGAAGATTCTATATTAATGCGTGCTGTTACTTTATTACACAGCAAGAAACTTGATACTGGTGAAGCCAGTATCTTACGCAGAATCTTCTTAGATTGGGATTACAACAAAATCACAGATGATAATATAGCAGACCTTTCAGCCAAGAGCGATTACGGAACATTCTTCAGCAAATTTAAAACTTTGCTGGGGAATTGTCTAACTAACTGAAAGGTGTGGACTTCAAGAGATCAACCACAAAACCAAATTATGGTTAGATCTCTTTGTAAGCCTGAAGCATTTCAGGCTGAGATTAATAAATTTGTATTATCTGATAAACACAAAATATTACATAGTGATTTTGGTTATAATTTTAACACAAAAGTTGCAGATGTTATCTGTACTTGTGTTAATAGAATACGTATTAAAAAGATATTACCTGTTGCACGTAACATGGATCGTGTTATTTGCTATCCTCAATGTCCTCGATCATTATTTACATCAACTCTCAGACAATGTGTGGAGACTGTAGTAGGTTCTAAACTATCGCTCAATCAAAAACAAATTAAAAATTACCATTCCTATTGCAACAAACTACTACAAGATGAAATAATACCATTAATCAAGCAAAATTTCAATTATGATGTTAATTCATGGCTCAATCATTTAAAAGATAGAGCTAAACAAGAAGAAATTATGCCCTTCTACAATGATTATTTAAATGGTATTAAATACCGGCCTACATGGGAAAGACAAGCAACCAAGTACACTTTGTTTTCCAAAGAGGAAAAACAAATTGTAACCACTGATGAAAATGGGAAGTCTTGTTACCCTAAATGCCGTGCAATCTCTGCATGTTCTCCCACCCTCAAATGGATCATGGGTCCAGTTATACTTGAACTTGAAAGGATAATTGGCCACCATTTTAAGGGTTATAAAATAAATAATGAAAATGGTAAACAATATAAAACATGGGAAGAAATCGAAGATTTCTTAGAAGACGCATACTCTAAAGGTATGACCCATAGCTTGGACATTGATGGTAGTAGATGGGACACAACCCAGCGATTACACATGCGGTACCTATCTTTTAAAATATATGAATTCTTAGCTGACAATGGTTACATTCACCACGTTGATCAAACATTGTTCAAGAATGCATCCACTGCTAAAAACAGAACACTAACAGCAAAGACATATATTAACAACAGAAGTTTCACAATACTATCTGTTAATTTGGAAGGAACTATGTTTTCAGGTTCACCCGACACAACATTCGCCAATACTATAACTAATGCTAGTGTCGGTCGTTACATCATAGAAGAAATTTGCCAATTAAGTAAAACCAGTTACAAATTGATGACAGCCGGTGACGATTACAGCAGCATAACTGACAAAACTAATAACTCAATTATTGCACAATCAGTTAGCCAAGTGTGGTCAGATCTTGGGTTGCACCCAAAATATGTACTGGAGGGCGACTTCTCAGAAATAACATTTTGCTCAACAAATGTTATACCCTACAAAAACCAATTTGATCAACAAAAATTCAAATTGGTTAGGCAAATTGATCGAATGAATCCCTTGTCACATTACTCCATCCAAGCCACATCGTATTCTAGAGGCCAGCTTAAAAAATACTACAACAGCCTCGCTGACGGTCTCGACCATTGGGCTCACAACATGCCATACTATAGCCAATATAGTAAAGCATTTCGATACCACGCACAAAATATAAGTGAACCAGAAGAAATGCCTATCAATGGAAAACCAAAACTACATTTCATAACATCAACAAATAAAGATTATGAAATGGAATCAAATGACTATGAAGCACATAAAGATAAGACACGTTTATCATCTAGAGAACCTCCTGCAACATATGTTGATGACTTCCTGCTCGTAAAGTTTGGAATCACACCATCTGTTACTAAGAGTCTTCTCCCAGATCTTACTCAACACATCAATTACTACAATGGTTGATCTTGAAGTCCTAAACTCTCCTATCTCTAAAATAACGCACAACATTTAATTTTAAC